ATTATTATTATTCCCTGTCGTCATTTTATCACCTCAAAGTTTGTTATATAAATCCCACGAAATAAACGCGTTTATTTAGTGAGTGAATAGTTTATCTATTCTATAAAAACCCATCATCATTTTGTGCAGGTGCTTATAGAATAAAAAAATTATAGGTTAAAAATTAATTTTTAATAGACGATAAAAAGCACCCATTACAGGTGCAATTTGTTGTATAATTGTTTTTTAGATTTGTGAGATAAACGCGTTTATTTCGTTTAATTGCTCAACACTTAAACCCTTTAAAGATTTTTTGATTTTATCTTTTGCGATTTGTTCGGGAGATAATTCTAAATTTTTCAAACTTGCTTGGAATTGTTTGCAAATCTCATATGTGGTATTTTTGTCAATTTTGTTGTTATATTTCAAAAAAGTTCTTATAACTGATAATTTTGTTGCCGTTGTTTTTGGTTTATCAGTTGCACTTTTACCACATTTTATACCATTTTTGCTACGAAATTTCCAATTTTCCCATTGGTGAAGTTGTAGATTTTTTGCATCAAATTGTTGCAAATCTGCACCTTTAAATTCTTGTACGAAATTTGTTACACTTTGTTGCATATTATCCTCAAAATCTATCATTTCGTTGTATATAACAGCGATTTGTGGAATTTTTGCCATAGTTGGTGCAATATTGCTTGTTTTTGTGGTTTTTGTTGTTTTTGTAGTCATTTTTGTATCCTTTTTTATAATAAACGCGTTTATTTGAAACTCTAATATTAGAAAACTCTAATATAGTACAGTAGTGCGTCCTTTCCCACCGTCCATATGTATATGATACCCTAAAAATAGGGTGCTGTGTAAAAGAATAGTAGATTAAAGGAGATATATATTTCTATCTCTTTAGGGGTATATAGGTATATCTCTAATAAAGTGATAAAAAACTTGACAAATACCTACATTAGTGAATGCTTATATAGGTTGGTATTACAGTATAGTAGTATATTAGAATATTATAATGTAGTTATAAAGAATAATCTAAACGATAATCACTATCATTCGCATTACCGTAAACCACATTAGAGTATTATAATATACTTATATGAGAATCTTAATGATAATCATTCGCATTAACAATACCATCACCTACATTAGTTTATTATTATATAAGAATATTCTAATACACCCACACTATGTATAAGGATATTATAATATTATGATATAGTAATACAATTATATTATGATATTCTAATTTGCCATTCATCATTATAAGAGTATTATGATATAGTAATATAATGATATTATGATATAGTAATAAAGGGTATGTGAGCATATCATAATATTCGAATATAAGCATATTAGTATATTATAATGTACAGGGTAGGCAGGGGACAGGGGGGGTGTGGGGGGCGTGTATATCAATGTCATACATTTTGTACCAAATACCATTGTCAACCAGTATATGATAATCAATCACCATTTATGCGGAACATTACGAGTACTCTATGAACCCCACTACTAAAGCATTGTTAATTTATTTTCTAACTATTTTCACTTTAGGGGTTGACAGATGTCATAAACAGGTGTATAATATATCATATAAGATATCTTAAAAAGTTCTTAAGGATTCGTAAGTAGTTATTCTTATATTAGTTCTTATCACTATTCATTACGAGTTCATATAAGAGTTACATATAGATATCTATACTAGTTGTTAGATAACTAAGAATAAAGGAAAAGATATGTCCATACCACAGACTATGTTAGACACAAAGCGTGTCTATACCGATAAGCAAGAAGCATTCCTTAATGCTCTTTATGATTCAGAGACTGGAGACGTTAGACAAGCTATGACTGTAGCTGGTTATACTAAAGAGTCTCCCGCTACCTTTGTTATTAATTCTTTATCTAAAGAGATATTAGATGTTGCTACCTTTATGTTAACAAAGAATGCACCAAGAGCTGCTAGTAAGATAGTAGATATTATGACTAGTGATGTACCTATACCACAAGTTAACCAGAAGTTACAAGCAGCTCAGACTTTGTTAGACAGAGTGGGTGTTGTTAAGGAACAAAAGATGAATATAGAACATAACGTATCTGGTGGGATATTCATTATGCCCGCTAAAGAAGAACTAACAGTAGAAGCTGTAGAGGGTGAGGTAGTAGAAGGATGAGTCTACTGAATAGGCACGGTGTGATTGAAATTAAGATGAAGGGCTCTACTATTCCTTTTGGTTATGAGGAGTTGTTAGACAAACCTGGATACCTAACACCTATTACAGAGGAACTTACTGCCCTAACAGATGCTAAAGCATATGTTAAAGATGGTGTACTCTCTTATAGAGAAGCGAGTGATTGGTTAGAAGCTACAACAGGTAGGAAGGTATCAGCTCAAGGATTACATAAGATGATTAAGAAAGAGAATGCCCAAGAAGCCTAGTCCTATATCCAATGAGAACATCCCCAAGATTACTATTGAGGAGTGTAAAGAACAATACCCTGAGTTAGATATAGATACCTTAGATGTTTACTTAGATACATATGTTAGACTAAAGAAAGATGGTACACCTAGAAAGAAGAGAGGTTTTAAAAAAGGTGTTACTAGGAAGTATACTAAGAGTTACTTTGCTACTAAGGAAAGTAAGACTAAAGAGGGACATAAGAAAAGAAGTCTTGCCTCTAAGAAGATTAAGAAAGCAACTGAGAATAAGTCTATCTCTAAGATTGTTAGTGATGAAGATATAGCATCAGCAGTAGGACAGAAAGATGCTGATATAGCATTCAAACCTAATCCTGGACCACAGACAGAGTTCTTAGCAGCACCAGAGAAAGATGTATTATATGGTGGTGCAGCAGGTGGTGGTAAGTCTTATGCTATGTTAGTAGACCCACTACGTTATGCACATAGAGCACAACACAGAGCTCTTATACTTAGACGTTCTATGCCAGAACTACGAGAACTAATAGACAAGTCAAGAGAACTATATCCTAAAGCATTCAAAGGTGCTAAGTTCAAGGAAGTAGATAGGACTTGGAAGTTTCCATCAGGAGCTACCGTACAGTTTAGTTTCTTAGAAAAGGATGCAGATGTATATAGATACCAAGGACAAGCATATAGTTGGATAGGGTTTGATGAGATAACACATCTACCTACAGAGTTTGCTTGGAACTATCTAGCATCTCGTCTTCGTACTACAGACCCAGAGATACAAACATATATGAGATGTACTGCTAACCCTGGTGGTGCTGGTGCTCATTGGGTAAAGAAGAGATACGTTGAAGCTGCACCCGCTAATGAGTCATTCATTGGTAACGATGATATGACACGGAAGTTTATTCCTGCTTTGTTAGAAGATAACCCTTATCTAGCTACCACAGACTACAGGAAGATGTTAGCATCCCTACCTCCTGTACAACGTAAGCAACTACTAGAAGGTAACTGGGATATTAATGAAGGTGCTGCCTTTGTAGAGTTTGATACATCCATACACGTTATCCCACCATTTGATATACCACCTAACTGGAATAGACTTAAGGGCGTTGACTACGGATACGCTGCGGAGTCTGCAGTTATCTGGGCAGCTGTAGACCCTAGTGATGATACTCTTATTATCTATAGAGAGTTATATCAAAAAGGATTAACAGGTGAGGACTTAGCAGAAAGAATAACAGCATACGAAGAAGGAGACGCAAGGTCTATACCAGGTGTGTTAGACACAGCAGCTTGGAATAGAACTGGTTATACTGGTCCTACTATTGGTGAGATACTTGTTAGAGCTGGACATAAGCTTAGACCAGCAGATAAGAATAGATTAGCAGGTAAGGTACAGATACACGAGAGGCTTAAACAGAATAAGACAGATGGTAGACCTAAGATGCAAATCTTTAATAGTTGTCCTAACCTTATCAGAGAACTACAAACAATACCTGTAGATAAATCCAGACCAGAAGATGTAGATACTAAGGCAGCTGACCACGCATATGATGCACTACGTTATCTTATTATGTCAAGACCACGCTCTACTACATTCAATGAGATGTTTGAATTTAAAAAGAACTTAGATATACACGCAATGGCTGATTCTACTTTTGGTTATTAATCAATGACTTATAATTATTTTCAAATTATTTTCAAATTATTTTCACTTTAGGGGTTGACAAAACCCACAAACAGGTGTATAATAGTATATACAAGTTATAATTATATCTAATATAAATGGCAAAGAAACCAGTTCCTTTAAACATCAATGAATCTGAAACACCGTTTATATCTGCAGATGAGCTAATCAATACTCCTCCTGTAGAAGAAGACATTAGTGAAATCTTTATATCTAACCTAGCTAGACTAGTTGAAGAAAGATTTGATTCAGCTGAGAAAGGAAGACGAGATGATGAGAGGAGATGGTTAGATGCCTACCACAATTATCGCGGAGTATATAATAAGCGGATTAAGTTCAAAGAGAATGAAAAGTCTAAGGTCTTTATTAAAGTTACTAAGACTAAAGTACTTGCTGCCTATGGGCAATTAATTGATGTTGTATTCTCAGGAGCTAAGTTCCCTCTACAAATTCAAGAGACTATCTTACCAGATGGTATCGCAGAGTACGCACACTTAAATCCTTTACAAGAAAAGACTGGTGGTCCTCAAGACATAGCACCTACGTTAGAAGGTAACTTAGCCTACACACCGCAAGAAGGTATTACAGAAGATAACGTAGGGAACTTTAATCCTTATGATGTTGGTTTTGAAGGTGACGGTAATACGTTAACCCCTGGAGCAATCCAGACTGATTCAGACAAATTCTTAGGTTCTCTAAAAGAAGAGTACCAAAATGAAGGAGGTGATACAGTAGTCTCGGAGGGTGTAGCACGCTCACCTGAAATGCCACAGATTAAGCCAGCTCAGATAGCTGCTCGTAGGATGGAGAAATTAATCCACGACCAGATTGAAGAGTCTAATGGTGCAACTGAATTACGTAATGCAATCTTTGAATCGGTACTGTTAGGTACTGGTATTATCAAAGGTCCATTTAATTATAATAAGACTGTACATAAGTGGACTACTGGAGAAGAAGGTAGTAGAGAGTATACTCCTGAAGATGTAAGAGTACCACGATTAGAGTTCGTCAGTGTTTGGGATTTTTATCCAGACCCTAACGCAACAGACATTGAGAGTGCTGAGTGGACTATACATAGACATAAATATAATAAGTCTCAACTAAGAGCCTTAATGAACAGACCTTACTTTGATAAGACTAAGATATCAGAGTGTATTAAACAAGGTTATAATTATCAGAAGCGTTCATTTGAAGATGAGATTAAGTTAGATAATAACTCAGCCTCATTCACAGACACAGACAGATTTGAAGTACTAGAGTACTGGGGCGTTATGGATGCCGAGTACGCTAGAGATTCTGGTTTAGACATTGATGATAGTGTTGATGACCTAGAAGAAATACAAGTTAATGCTTGGGTATGTCAAGGAAAGATTCTACGATTAGTAGGTAATCCTTTTAAACCAAGCAGACTACCATACAATGCAGTACCTTACGAGAAGAACCCTTATTCATTCTGGGGTGTAGGTGTACCAGAGAATATGGAAGACTCACAACAGATTATGAATGGTCACGCTAGAATGGCTATTGATAATCTAGCTCTTGCTGGTTCGTTAGTCTTCGACATAGACGAAGCTGCTTTAGTAGCAGGACAATCAATGGATATCTACCCAGGTAAGATATTCAAGCGACAAGCAGGAATGCCTGGTCAGTCAATTTACGGATTGAAGTTCCCAAATACTGCACCAGAGAATATGCAAATGTTTG